GCAGACGCAAGTCCTCGCGCGATGAGCTTGGCGCCCGTCGTGCCGGAGACGTCGACGACGCTCCCGGCCTTCTGGCGTTCATCGTTCACCGTGCAAGCCTTTATGATGCGAACCTTCATCGGGACGCCGTCGCTTTCTTGGCCCGGTTGGTCGGAGCTTTCTTGGCTTTCGCCTTAACCTCCGTCGCCGTTCCATTCGAGACGTACTGGCGACCCTCGGCGTCACTCACCTCGACAACGGCGCCCTTCTTACGATGGACGCCCTTGAATAGACCCGCACTCGTTAATGCAATTTGCATTAGGTCGTGATGTCTTTGGTGATACAGAACCCGTTTGGATTCCGCAGCGCAAAATCGACATCCTGGAAGAACGCAAGCCGCGTGCCGCCAGACGTTGATAATGTGCTCGAGTCCACTACGAGATCGAGACCCGACCAGAAGGCGAGAAAGCACTGGCTCCAATCTCCGAAAATCAAAGCGGAGCTAGAACCCTTCGTCAAGTTGCTCGGGACGTTGGTCGTGTAACCAACGAAATACCCGGACAGCCGTCCATCGGGATCGAGCAGGAAGTTCCCCTCGACGCCACTCGCTTGCTTCGGCAGTTGCCGGAGCTGCGATGCGACCGATGGGTTCGTCAGGAACGCGGGACTCGTGCCAACAGCGTTGGCGTCCTCGACGGTCTTGATGAGTTCCTGAATTTTAGCCCAGGTGATCGCGCCCCCATTGGTGCCGATCGACGAGACCGGAGTGTCACCGCTGCCAATGACTCCCGTCGGCTCGTTGGAGCCGCCGCCATTGATGCAGACCGAGTCGATGGCCGATGCGAAGGTTCGCACCATGTCATCGCGCACGACCGCCTCGATGCTGGGATTTGACTGCTGGACGAGCTTCCGTGACAAATCGATATAGCCCGCAAGCGTTTTTGGACTCATCGAAATCTGAGAAAAGGTTTCTGCAGATTCGGTCGGACTACTTCCCTCTGCCACAAAACTTACGTTGGTGGCCGATGTGCTGAGACGAGGGATGGCGATGTCGCCTTGCAATCCTTCGAGCCGTCGCGCGCCGAGCATGGGAACGATCGCCAGGGCATACAACGCCTCAACGAATTCATCAGCCATGTGATCGGTGCCCACCAAGAAACCACCAGCAGACGTCGGGGAGACCGTTTGATCCCTCCATTGCATGTTGGTCGGCACGTAGAATCCGCGTGCTTCTTTTTTGGTGATGTGAGCGATCTCATCGGAGACCTCGCGCTCATAGCCAGCCTCGCGCCAATCGTTCGTCGATGCGGCACGAACAGCGCGCATCAGCGAATAAGAGCGTTGCTCTTTTGGCGTGATGTCTGGGTTTGGCGGTACGGGTTGTTGTGACGGTTCGAGCTGGTTCAGGAGCGCCGTGCGAAATTCGATCGGCGAAGATCCTGCCTGTATATGCTCGAGAGCGAGGTCGCGTTTGCCGAAGCGTTCGCCGAGAGCGATGATCTCGCTCGTCGTGGCTTGTGCCTCCTCACGCGCTACGCGCACCGTCCGAGCGCGCTCGTCGGCGCGAACGGCCTCGAGATCTACCTCGGGGGTAGGCTCGGGCGTCGGTGTGTTTTCTGTTTCTGCCATTGGTTCGACCTCCTTGTCGTTGCGTATGGCGATGGTTGTTTCGGGTTCGGAACGGGCGAGTCCTATTTGCGATCCGGTATCTGCCGGAATCGAAACCACGCTTACCTCGAGTGGTGTCCATCCGCAGCGCATGACCGGGTTGTCAGGGTCGGAATCGTCTCGCTCCATTCGATCGATCTGGTAGCCGCAACTCGTGTTCTGGATCACTCCAGAAACCACGTCGCGCCATACCTCCTCTGCTACTTTCGACTCGCCAAACCTCACGGTCGCAACCGTGCGTTTGTTAACTGGGTCGAGTTCAAAGGACTCCACCACGCCGATCTGCGGGATTTGGGTGTCGTGTCCCAAAAGCAGGGGCGCCCTACCGGAGGCCATGAATTCCATGTCAATGGATTCGGCCCGGTGGTCTAGGACTTCCATACCGAACGAACGCGCGACGGGCGCTTCGGAGGTCACTCCGATGCGAATCCGCCTGCTGTCCTCGTCCAGCAAATCTGTGCGCTCCACCCCGAGCGTGCGGTATTGCACGTCGGTTTTGCGCGTGGTTACTTCCTCGGACGTTGTCTCGTTGTCGTCCGACATATCAGCCCTCCTGTGTTGTTGGCTGTGGTTCGTTGTCATTCACAAAAGTCGACACCTGGCGCCCAAAGGGAGCGAAGTCGTAGTCGATCCCCATCGAGCCGGCGAGGTTTGCTTCCTGAGTTAGTTGGGTGAACAGCTCCTCCACATCGCGGCCGTAGTTGGCCTCGACGTCCTGGAGTGAAATCACGCCCGCTTTGAGGCCGAGGATCTGCGCTTGCATTTCCTTCTGTGGATCAACCCATCCCCAGCTCCGAGGGATGAAGTGCGCGGCGTCGGCGAACTTGTCGAATTTATTGAGCGGCATCATGAAGGCGCCGCTCTCGAGCGATGCCTGGAGCCAGGCGCGGAAGATCGGCCGACAGAACTGATCGATCACTAGACGCTGGATGGTTTTCCAGTGATCGCGGTCGGCCATCTCCCCGGCTCTAACGCTCGAGTAGCTGACGCCCTCGAGGTTGTTCGCGAGTCCCACATACGAGACGCCAAGTCCCGAAGCGATTCCGCGAAGCACCGACTTGGTAAATGGTTCAAAAGTTCCCGAGGGGTTCTGTGGATCGAAAGACTTGAAGTCCATCCCTGGGGGCAGTTGTTCAAATTGACCCGGTGCGACTTCGCTGACGGGTGTGTTCCCGTCGAGATCGTCGCCGGTGTAGTTTTCGGGATCGAGTTCGCTGGTAAAAAATCCCATCTTGCTCGCGCCGATCCGCGCCGAGACGACCTCCGACTCCTCGTACACATCGAGCAGCCGCATCCGGCTCATGGCAGTCGCCATCCAGGGGACGCCGCGATGCTGACTCGGTCGGTCCTTGCGATAGGCGTGGATCATTTCGGTCGCCGGGATCGTGATGTGATCCTGCTCGGGGCGCATAAGATCGATAGCGCCAGGGTGTTCTCGATACAGGTGGTAGGCGGTGGGTCGGTCCCACTGCGTCATTTGGATCCCCATGCGGATCACTTCGTTGTTGACTGTCGCCCCGTTCATCTGCTCGTCGAGCCGATCGGCCTCGAGGATCTGGATCGCGAAGCCGTAGGGATTGGCAGGCTGTCGCAGCAATCGCACCAGGCACTCGCCATCGCGAGCCACCGTGCGGATGAATAAGGTTTGCGCCTGGACCCAGTTGAGCCGACCATCGATGCTGCAATCGTTCCCCCACTTGGCGAACTCGGCCTCGATGAGGTCGTTGCCAGGCGTGTCGAGATCGCCCTGGTCGGTGCGTGCGCGGGACTGGTAACGAATGCCGTCCGAGCCGATGCTCTGGGTGGTGACAGTCGAAAGAAAGCGCGCGCCATAATCGTTATTGCGTTCAAGATCTCTCGAGCGTTCTCGAAGTGTTCGGATCGCTGGGCGCAGCTCGTCGTCGGCCGACTTGGCTGACCCCGCCAACCAATCCGCGAACAGGCGCCCGGTGCTTGCGCCCTGATAGTTTCGGAGCATCCTGCGGGGGGTTGGCTTGGCACGACGAAAGCGGTCCCAGAAGCTCATGGGTTAACGAACCGAACGTCGATGGTGTTGCCGGTTTTCTGACCGTTACGAATGCGCTCGAGCTGCACGTCGCGCTTTACGCGCCAGGTGTAGATCGCCTTGAAGCGCAAGAGGTCATCGATGTCCATCCTGCTAAGCGATCGACCCGCGATCGAATAACTGGTTTGGTCCTGCGTCGCACGATTCTCGAGAACAGCTTCCAGAGCATCCAACACAATCTGGTTATGAGTCCGAGGGTCCGCCGTAGAGACCGCGAGGTTCGGTTTAACTTCCCATGATCCATAGGCCACCTGTGTTCGCTTGGTGGAGTCACTCGAGTCGGTGATATACGCGGCCCATTGGTAGGTGCCGACGGCGTAGGCTGCGGTAACGTCGCCACCGACTTCGACGTAATAGGCTTCGGGGTCCGTGGTTTCGACGGCGGTGATGGCGAACTTCGTCGACCCTTTATCGCTCGCCTCATACGTCAGCGCATACGAAGCGACCGGGTAGTCGGAGACTAGGTCCGTATTCTTAAACGCCAGGTAATCTCCAGCGATGATTACCTCGGGAGGTGTCGCGCTGTATTCCGCGCGCGTGAACGCTGAACCCATCGACGTCCTTGTCACCAGGGTTATTCGTTACTACACGAGGGGAAAATCAGCGAGTCAAAAGGACCGCCCTATATTGGATCAACGAATATCGAGCCAGCGCCTCGGGCGTCCTCTCGGTGGCCGACGGATAGCAGGCGGTGGTCGTTCTGGTTTCGGCGGTTCTGGAT